TTCTCCAGCAGTCTAAATAATCCTAGATCAAGAATGAAGATCATGGAAGTTTTCCACTTCAGCCCGCAGGCGGCATATCGATTCTTCGATACGACATCTGCAATTAACTACCTCAATAATGAGTTCGCCTTCGAGTCATTCACACCTGAGACAGTGTTCTATATTCTTCCTACCTTCGAGGATGTTCTCCGCGGAGGAATGCTTAACATCTCACAGAGAGTGAGGAGGTCTCACTACTCATACAAGATTGTTGGAACAAATCTCAGAATATTTCCAACTCCCACACAGGATGATCCAAAGAAGATTTGGGTGAGAGTCCAATTTAAGCAGAATCCTCTCTCTGCTCCGTTTGAGGATAAGACCATAGATGGTGCTAATAATCTTTCAAATGTACCGTATGGAAATCTCCAGTACGGAAAACTTAACTCAATAGGACGCCAGTGGATCAGGCAGTACTGCCTCGCTCTCGCAAAGGAGCTCCTAGGTCTCATTCGATCAAAATTCTCTTCTATTCCAATACCTGGAGCAGATCTCACTCTTAACGGATCCGATCTAGTTTCTCAGGGGCGAGAGGAGCAGACTGAGCTTGTAACTCAGATGAAGGAGATGCTTGACTCAATGACATACAGTAAGCTCATTGAGACAAAGGCAGCAGAGGTCGATAATATTCAGAAGATACTCAGGAGCATCCCAATTCCAAACGGCCGATCAATAATTGTTGGATAAGGAGTGAAATATGTCTAGGCTATTTTTAACTCCAAGGGAGATTGATTTCATATCTGACATCACCAAAGAGCTCACCAAGGACGTTAGGGGCCAGAAGATCTATTACTACGGAGTTAGAGAGGATCTATCTCACGTTCACGATGTGTATGAGGAGTCTCCGGAGAAAGTGTTCAATCCACCCATTGAGCTGGAGGCAGCTGTTGAGTGGGAGCAGCCTGTTATAACTACTAATAAGTTTGGATCTGAGACGCTCTCTAAGGTTGCATTTTACGCTCATACGAGAGATCTACTTGATAGAGACATATCTGTTAAAGTTGGTGACTACTTCTCCTATGGGCAAGAGTTCTATGAAATTACCTCTGTTATTATTGAGAAGCAGGTCTACGGACAGATAGAGCACCAAGTTGGCAAAAAAGTCATGGGCCTGCAGGCTCGTCGTGGTCTTATTGATCGTGCTGCAAATGGTCCCACCTCTGAGGAGGATCTTGACAAAGACTCTGTTCAGACTGTGTTTGACCAGCAGAGAGGATACGAGAGCAATAGCCTCGGCCCAACAGAAGATAAGAGGCAGCTCGTTGAGGATGGCAAGCTTGATCCTGGATTAACCGGTCCAAAGATTGTTAAAGAGCAGAACGGTGAGAAGACATCATTTTTCTACGGAGATGAATAATGAGCACCAGAAGAGATAACAAGGCAGGCCCTGTCTCTGATCCAACTGGCTTTGAGGGAAATGATGTCCCCAACGACTTCACAGTTCCATCATGCACAATTGAGGACGTCGATAGGGCTCTCTTTAACTTGTTCGACAAGCAGCTTCCGCTACAAGTTCGTCAGAGTCAGAATTCAACAAAAATGACAGGCACAAAGAAAGTTCCTGTTATTTTTGCAACAGGTGAGAGATTTGCATTTCTACGTAGAAAAGTCCCCCTGGGCGATAGAGGGGGCGATCACAGTGCGTTGATAATTCCTCTTATATCAATAACAAGATCCTCAATCTCACAGGATCCTGACAATGGAATCGGTCCAGGCCAAATTACTCCTATTGTTATTAAGCGTCGTCTCTCAAAAGAAAGCCAGATATATAAGCGCCTTGTCAATGAAAATAGACTTAAAAATCAGGATGATCTTGCGGATGAGACCCACAATATTGAGGGACTTGGCTCTGGATCAATAGAGTTCACAATAGGGACCAGGCGGACAGGAACTCCAACAACAGACAGCTCGAGGTCGGGAAAATTCCTCACTCCCGATCTCACAAACAATATATACGAGACTCTTGTCATTCCTCCGATAAAGTACTTCACAGCCACGTATAACATCACTCTCTGGGCACAATACACCCAGGAAATGAATGACATGATTATGACTATTATGAGTCTATATCAGAATAACCACCGCAGGACATTTAAGCTTGAGTCAGATAAGGGATACTGGTTCGTTGCTTACGTCGGCAGTGATTTCTCCTCTGAGAATAATTCTGATGACTTCACAGACGCTGAGAGAATTATAAAGTGCAACTTTGATGTGAAGGTCAATGGATATGTTGTGGCACCACAGTATCCTGGTTCTCCAGCTTATGTAAAGCGCTTCATATCAGCACCCACTGTTGAGTTCAATACATTTTCAACAAATTCAAAAGTCTTTATTGAGTCCCCTTCTCCACAGAGATCTGACAGTAATGTTTTTATTCTTGAAGACCTCTACAGTGAGACTAATGATATTCCTGGATCTGGTGTAGGAAGAAGAGATGCCGAGCAGCTAGTTGATTCGCTAAACTATCACACAGACACAGGAGGCTCCTCGATAGGTGGAAATATTAGCCGTCGCTTTCACAGCACTGCCAGAACAGTTGTCACAAAGAGAGATGTGTTCACAGGAGCCGAAAAGAGCAGCATTCTCACAATAAAGTCAGAGACTCCAAGCAGGGGTGAGACTGTCTTTAGGGGACAGATTCCAACCAAGCTGGATGACATATCATAGTTCTGATTCTATCAATCATATCGGGAACGATCAGTTTGGCTTTCATATTTAAGAGAGATAATCGCTCGTAAGGAGTTAATAGATGCCTGAACAGACATTTCGATCCCCGGGATTTTTTGAGCAAGAGATAGACCTATCAGCACGTCAAGGTGGCGCAATTGGAATTCCTGCGGGTGTTATTGGTACCGCCAGGAAGGGACCAGCTTTCGTTCCTGTGACTGTTGGAACGTTTGTTGACTTCGAGAATCGGTTTGGATCTCTTGACTCAAATCGATTTGGTCCATACGCTGTCAATGAGTTCCTCAAGCACAGGAATGCAGTCACATTCGTGAGAGTCCTAGGCGCAGGAGTCAACCAGACAGATGCAGACCTCAGCAACACTGAGGTTATGGGCACTGTTAGGAATGCAGGATTTATTGTTTCTGCTTCTGCTACAGATGGCTCTCTCGGTGCAGTCCAGTTCCTTTGCGCCACTCACGATCTATCGACTGATGAGCTTTATGGATATCCTGTCTATAGCGATAACAATTCGTTCCAGGATCTGGGAGCAAACAAGGTAAATCTCGTTCGCGCTGTGCTATACACAGCTTCTGGATCGCGCTTCGAGGTCCTCGATCACAACCAGAGCTACGCCGCAGCAACAGACTCACTGGCAACTGTGGGAACCTCTGCTGGAATCGGAGAGCCTTACTTCAAGCTTGCACTCACCTCCTCTTCAGGCGCTGGATTCGCTTACGATGAGCAGAATCCTGGTGTTAGAATTTACACAGCATCTCTGAATCCTGCAAGCAAGAACTACATCGGAAAGATTCTCAACACGAATCCCGATAAGTTCCAGGAGACGGAGCACCTCCTCTATCTCGATCTACCGGTTGAGAATGAGATCGCCTCGGCATCGGGAGACGCCGGCTCTATCGCCCTTCTAACGGGCTCGAGCGCAGCATCCCAGACAGGAGGTGACACCACGACCCCGTTCCGTAACCTCTTCGGAAAGATGAACACGAGATACACAACTCCTCGCACTCCGACATTTATCTCTCAGCCATTTGGAAATGCTGAGTATGACCTCTTCCACTTCGAGACACTCGGTGATGGAGAGGCATCAAATCAGGAGTACAAGGTCTCAATTGCGAATATTCGAAAGTCACTCGATCCTGCAAATAAGTTTGGAACATTCGATGTTCAGATTAGAAACTTTGGTGATATTGACACGGGCGCGCAGATCCTCGAGGTGTACACCGACTGTAACCTGAATCCAAAGAGTGATGGCTACATTGCCAACAAGATCGGTGACAAGAAGGTTTACTTCAACTTTGATACAACATCAGATTCTGAGAAGCGTCTCATCATTGAGGGAAAGTATCCCAATAGGTCACTTAGAGTTAGAATTGTTATGAACGATGCTGTCTCCAATGGAACAGTTCCCAGTGAGGCACTTCCATTCGGATTCAGAGGAATTCCTGTCCTTAAGACTTCTGAGTCGCTTACAGACAATCAGCACATTGTTCTCAAGGACAAGAACGGAATTGATCTCGGAAGCAGCGCAGTCGTTCGCACAGCGGGAATAAGCTCAGCTGCGACACTGCTGACAGGGTCTGTTGTTCCACCCCTCCCAATGCGCTTTAAGGTGACACGCGGAGATGTAAAGACTTCTCCCAGCTTTATCGGAGAGCCCGGAATCAGTGAGAGAGTTGACAGCCGCTTCTACTGGGGCGTCAAGTTTGAGAGAGCGCCGCTCTCTACGACAGTTCCAAATCCTGCTCTAAACACAAACGTCTCAGATGTTCCAAACAGCCTTGTTAAGTCATACACGAAGTTCCAGGGCATCATGAAGCTCGACACTCTTGTGACCGGAACTGCGGTCGATGAGTTCAACAATAATAAATTCACACTGGCACGTGTTGCCCTCTCAAATCAGCTTGTTGGAGGCCAGATCACAAACGTGACTGGAACAGCCAAGGAGCACATGCTTGAGGCGGCATATATTAGAAATGGTGTCCCAAGTGCTGTAGACTATACAGTCTCAGACGGATCTCTAAGCGGAAGAATTACGATGGCAACGCTGATTCACTCAGCAGCGTCAGTCTTCAATCGATTCCAGGAGTTCAACAAGTTTAGCACCGTGTTCTACGGCGGCTTTGATGGAGTCAACATCCTGGACAAGGATAACCGCTTCCTCACTGACAGAGCTAGCTCCTCTGACACAGGTGGCAAGGCAGGCGACGCCTTCCAGGGAGGCCTAGGTCTCATCGGCACTGATACTGGTGAGATGTCTGGCGTTGGAAGAAACAACAACATTGTTTCTGCCTATCAGGTGGCAACAAGAATCATGACCGATGAGATGTCATCCAACATCAACATCCTCGCCATACCTGGAATAAGGGACTCTCTCATCACAGACTTTGCGATGGACAGTGCGAAGAACTTTGGACTTGCCATATACCTCATGGACGTTATGAACTACGACGTCAATAGCAACCGCCTCTTCGATGACTCTACTGTAAAGCCAGATGTTAGGGAGACAACAGAGCAGTTTGACGCAAGGGCTATCAACAACAACTACGTTGCAACTTACTTCCCGGACGTCTTCATGCGGGATCCGGTCGCAAATAGGCCTGTCAAGATGCCAGCTTCCATTGCTGCTCTTGGATCTCTTGCCTTCAATGACAAGGTTGCCTATCCCTGGTTCGCACCTGCCGGATTCAATCGTGGTGCCCTTGCAGATGTCTCGAATGTCACAGTTCGACTCAGCTCTGAGGATCGCGATGTCCTGTATGATGGCAGGATCAATCCCATAGCAACGTTCCCCTCGAGTGGATTCGTAATCTTCGGACAGAAGACCCTTCAGCAGGCGAAGTCTGCTCTTGATAGGGTCAATGTTAGGCGCATGCTACTCGAGGTGAAGCGTCTCGTCTCAGGAGTCGCCAAGAAGCTCCTCTTCGAGCAGAATGATGCTTCAACTCGTGAGAAGTTTGTAAATCAGGTCACTCCACTCCTAGGACTCGTTCAGGCTCAGGCAGGAATCGAGCAGTTCAGAGTCATCTGTGATGCGACCAATAACACATCTCTTGATGTAGAGGCAAACAGAATGAACGGACGCATTATCGTCGTTCCCACACGCGCCGTGGAGTTCATCTCCATCGACTTCATCATCACGAACAGCGGCGTGTCCTTCGAGTGATGAATACCTATAGCAAGATCATAGAAATTAGGAGCAACAATAATGGCTGAGCTGACATTCAAAAGTCCAGGTGTGAGCACAAGGGAAATTGACCTTAGCGGACCCGCTAACGTTACTCCCCAGGGAATTCCAGCAGGAGTCGTTGGCACTGCTCAAAAGGGCCGTGCCTTCGTTCCAGTCACTGTCGCAACATATCAGGACTTCGTCGCGGAGTTCGGAGAGTCCGACGGTGAGAAGTTTGGTCCCCTTGCAATGTACGAGTGGCTTCAGAATGCCCGGGCAGGAACATACATCAGGGTCCTTGGCGTTGGAAATGGAACCAAGCGGCTCGATGATGGAACGGCAAACTCAGGAAAGGTGAGCTACGCGGGATTTGTTGTTGGATCCAAGCAGGTTCAGCCAACAGGAGATCTTGGTGAAAATGAGTATGCAGGATCTGCACAGGCAGGTTACAACGGAGAGCTAGGCAGAACATACTTCCTCGGATGCCTCATGTCAGAGTCAAATGGCTCAACATATCTCTCTGACGCCGGTATCACAGGCAAGGATTCGATGCCAATTGTTCGCGGTGTCCTAATGGTGGCATCAGGCGTCATCGCCTCTCTCTCATCATCCTTCTCTACTAACAACTCTCCAAACAACACTCTCGTCTCCTCGGGCTCTTTCACGTCTGACACTGTCAGCGGAGATGCTGGAGCACACCTTGGAACTGTTGACATCAATGACGGAAGATCGGACTTCATCCTCTTCCTCAATGGGCTCGAGCCAACTGACAGGCACTCCAACGTCATCACAGCATCATTCGATCCCAACTCTGCACAGTACTTTGCTAGAGTCCTCAACACCGATCCTCACAAGATGGAGGAGGCAGGACACTACCTCTACACGAGCTGGGACGTCTACCCATCCTACGCTGTTGTCACATCATCGGGCCAGCAGACAGGTTCACCCGCAGGTGTTGGTCTCATTGAGGCAGCTTTCCTCCTCACAGGATCTCAGCTTCACAACAGCGGCACAACAACACTTCCCAACTATGAGGGATTTGAGGATCGCTACTCCACAGCATTCTCTCCATTCGTTGTGTCTCAGAAGTTCGGCGGTAAGCCAAAGAATCTCTTCAGGTTCCACGCACTTGATGACGGTCGGTCTGCAAATGATCTGTTCAAGATCACAATTGAGAACATCTCTGCCACCAAGAACGAGAACAGCCCATACGGAACGTTCGATGTCCTTATCAGGAGCTTCTACGACACTGACGAGAATCCAGTCGTCTTCGAGTCATTCAGGTCTCTCTCACTAGATCCCGCATCTGATCGCTACATCGCCAGAATCATTGGTGACCAGCACATCTACTACGACTTCGATCAGAAGCGC